CCCAATGCGGGTTGTATGGCCGACCATAATACCTGTCCGCCGATCCACGGTCCTCTGGACTGCCATGCTTCAATGCCATATCAACCCACCCTCTGATAACAGTCGCCATTCACATATAGAATGTCGTCGTAATAACTGTGGCGCTTTGGAAGATGATCAATCAGCCCCGTGCCATCGCACTCAGGACACGCATCAATCTCATAACTGTTGACAGGCTGATAGCCGGTGCCAACACACTGGTCGCAGACAAACTGAATCTTGGTCGCCGGATCACGGTTCATTGTTCGACTCCTACAATCTCTGACAGCTTGGCCAGTGCGTTTTCATATGCAGTCGCCGCTTCATCTTTCCTGTCGGACAGAAGCATTAGTGCCATGAACTCGATCTGGAACTTGGCGTCCTTTGCATTCTGGATAATCTGTTCTTTGCTCATTTGAAAACTCCTCTCGTTGATGTCTAGGAATGTTCCCACAACATCCCAGCCATGTAAACAGAAAAAACGGTTATATACAGTTTCCCCCATATTTTTTTGTTTTTATTTTTTATTTTGTAAAAGTGGCGTAACGAGCGTAACGGCGTAACGAGTGCTCTGTAACCGTTGGTCAGCAACAATGTGTTCGTTACACCCTCGTTACGTTGGTTACACGGAGTCAGACCCTTCAGCCATATTTTAGTAAATAGTCTTTTAAAAAATATGACAGAAACTATAATGGCAGAATGGAAAAGCAAAAACGATCTGCCGGTAGACCCGCTGGTTTGAATAATCGCCAGCGAGAATTTGCCCGCTATATTGTCGAGGGTGTTTATTCCAACGCGGAATGCGCCCGTAAGGCTGGCTATGCAGAAGGTCAGGCGGCGAAGACGGCCAGCCTGTTCTTGAATGGCCGAGATTATCCACATGTTGTCGAACTGATAAAAGATTTGCGCGAAGAAAAAGAACGCCGGTACGGCGTCACGCTTCTTGGCCAGTTGAAACGGTTGGACGAACTGTCCCGCAGTGCTGAAGAATCCGGACAATTCTCTGCGGCGATCAACGCCGAGAAGATCAGGTCTGCGCTTGGCGGTCTGACCATCGACAGGCGCGAACAGAACCACACCCACCAGCTTGATAAACTGTCTCGCGAAGAAATAGCGGCGCGTCTTGCCGAAATCAGAAAAAGCCACCCTGCGGCCTTCATAGAAGGCGAAGTGATCGAACATGCCCCAGCCGGAACAAAATCTCTGGAAGTCATTCAAGCAGCACCTGCCGAAGAAATCCCACTGGAATCGAGTTGAAAACCGCACAGGCACCGGCATGCCAGATGTGTATCTGGTTATCGACGGTGTGCCATGCTGGCTTGAACTTAAAGTTATAAAAAAGAACCGCGTCCGCATTTCCGATTCACAAATTGCTTGGCACCTGTCGCACACTAGATGCGGCGCGGCGTCGTTTTTCCTGCTGCGCGAGGAGGGGGCAAAGACTGCGCTCCTATACCGCTCTGCGGACTGCCTTGCGCTTTGCGGCCCGCGTGACAAATGGCCGGAACCTGTCTGCGCGTCCGCGCTTTCAGACATATCTGCGGCCTTGCGATCTGATGCGGTTGAAATCTTGGGCATGAAAAAAACGCGACGCCCCAAGGGAACGCCGCCGCCTGTTAATGAGTTTTAAAAATGATGTTCCGCGCGGGCATTTCCCAGCACAGGACGCAATCCCCACACCCGCCGGTCTTGCCTTCCTGTTCTGGACAGATCAAGCTTTCCCCTTTTACGGGCTGCGCTAATGCTTCACTGTTGGCACTGTCTGGCAAATCAGGACGATCAGACCAGCGAATCCTGAACCGGTCAGGATGCCGATCCTTTACCCGTTGGATAGCTTGCCCAATATCCCGCTCTAACGGAATGATGCTGTCTGGCCAGTTATGGGTATAGCCCCATGCCGCCAGATTCGGATGATCATCAAGCCACCGGCCCCATTGTTCAACGTATTCAACAGACCAGAAATCGCCCAAAACATGTAGACGAACCAACGTCAGCTTGTCATGCCGCGCTTTCAATTCGCTGTCGATCTTTGCGATTAATTCCGGCCCGTGTTCCAGCCGGTGGGCAAACGGCATATTATTGCCGTAGCATGTCGCCAAATGATGGCATGTCGCGGGACATGTCGCGCGTTCTTCTAGCGTCAGAGTGTGGACGCGGTAACCTTTAAACCGGCCTTTTATCACCTCTTTTAATAGCTTCTTATTGGTGACAGGCTTCAACACTTTAAACGTGTAATCTGCCATCTTGCGCCGGCTTTTTAGATATCTCGTTTGCATCTGCATTGGTTTAGATTCCTCGTTTATGGTTTGATTAATGATTATTGCAAACAATCCCAGCCCGCACAATAAAAAACCAATTTCCAGAAATAGGATTTACTGTTATTTCCTCGGATTTATTGGAATTCCGTGTGATTCCGTTTCGGTTTTTCTTGCACCGTGCACCTTGGCAGGCCGTTCTTGTTTCATTTGCGGGCCTTGCCTGCGCGCCGTTGCTGTCAAAAAACCGTGTTTCGCGGGCCATGATCCACTGGCGGGCCTTGCGATCTGCGACCTGCGCGCCTTTGCTGTCAAAGGGACGCGGGCACAAAAAGACGGCGGGCCATTGGCCCGCCGTTCTCTCACTGTTGGTTACGCAGATGCTGATAATGTTCCTCGCGACCTACTGCCGCTTCCTCGTTTAGATCCTCATCATGCCAATAGTTTGAATCAGTAAACACATCTTCGCGGTATCGCTTGCGGTTGTCCGCTTCAACTTCGTCCATACACAGATGGCACATGCGACCGCCGAGCGGCAGACCGCGCGCGTCGTGTTCGTACCATGTGTATTCTTTGTTGCCGCTCTCATCGCGATGCTCACATGTGTTGTAGCCGTGTTCAAAAAATTTCTTAGTCATGTTCGATGTCTCCAAGTAGATTAACGATGGCCTTATATTAACAAAATCTTTTTTCAAAAACAGTCTTGGCATCTGCGGCACCCGCCGTACGCTGGGTGGGAGGGGGGGAGTAAAGCCACACGTTCCTCGATCCCTTGCGCTCTGCGACCTGCGCCCTTCGCTCAAAGTAGCGGGCGTAAAAAGAAAAAAATGGCTCACGCTGTGGAGGAACAAGATCGCTGTTCCAGCGTGAGCCTAGTGCCATCGACAGCGATCTATCCGATGCTTGTTACACGGTACTTGGTCTTAGCCAACTTACCCATCCGCTGTGTTGCCACGACAGCCCGCTTGCGGACGGCGGGCATCAACGCGGTGACCACACTGCTCTTGCTGAGATTCACACGACCAGAAAGCTGTTGCGCGGACAGCCATTCCTTAGACAGCAGATCTATGGCCTTAATGACCTTGGCCTCAGCAACCTTTGGCTTTCCCTTCATCGGGTGGACCACAGTCACGTCAGCGTTCCATTCGTCGATGACTTCGCGGACGAAGTCGGACACTGTGTTCAAGTGGCTCAGTGCATCAATACGGAGGATCTCGCCCCGAGTGTACTTATACAATTCCAGCATGCTGGTAAGCACATCCTGCTCCTTCTCTAGCTTCTTCTCAATATCCATCATCTTTTATTCTCCTCTAGTTGATGGCTTCAACAATGGGATAATTCCCATACTCCGAGACTAGCCCATTAAAGCGACCAGCCCAAGAAAAATATTAACAAAAAAACTAAATAAATTACTTGACTGCGCCTTTAACTGCGCGCGGAATTGGGTGGGTTTATTGACGGGCGGGGGTCACACGTTCCTCGATCCCTTGCGCTCTGCGACCTGCGTCCTGAGTAAAAAATACAGCCATAAATAAATAAGGAAGAGGCGACCGGAGCCGCCTCCTCTCTGTCATTCTGCCGCTTGGCTTTCAAGCTCGATCTCGTACTTCAGGGGTCGGCACTCGCGGATCGTCCGCTCCAGAAAATAGATGACCGCCTTGTCGTCCGGGTTTTTGAGTTGGCTCTCCAAGCATGTGATACAGGCTTTGAGGCCATCGATGGTCTGCTGCAAAGCCAGCTTCTTGTTTGCTTCCAACATCACGCCGCCTCCTGCTGCCGCTCGATGACCTCGGCCAGCTTCTGTGCGACATCTGCGACGGTGTCTACATGCACCTCGGCGCATCCCATCCCAGTGATGGTGTAGCCGGGATAACCCTGATAGGTGGTCTTGATGATGGTGATGCCAAGAGCCTTGGCAATGAGATGTAGATGCTTCATTGGTTGTCCTCCTCTTCCGCGTCCTCGACGCACTCATCACAGGCGTAGTCGCCGCCGAACTCGTTGACGATCAGCCAGCAGTATTCGCAGTCCAGATTGGGTTTAACATCAGTCATTGGTTGTCCTCCTTATTGACTCTTATAAGCTAGCAAATATCCCAGCCTGTGGCCAGACGAAAAATAATCATATGAGTTGAATAAATGTGTTGACTGCGGCCTACCACGCGCCACGCTGGGTGGGAGGGGGGGAGTAAAGCCACACGTTCTTCGAACCCAAGGGGTTACTGGGTGGATTTGGCAAATAAGTTTTTATCGTGTTGCCCCCTCCCCCCATATTTGATGTGTGGTGTTACTAAATAGTGTATATATTACAGTCTCCCCTTATT